TGCAAACCTGGAAGCCACACTGCCTGACGAAGGCAGCGAGTTTGCAAGCCAGGGCACCTTTGCACACGCCGTGTTCGAGCAGGCGATTCTGATGATGCTGAGTCGCCCGACCGAGCCCCTGCCCAAAGAGCTGCTTCACCACGACAGTGCTGAGCTGCGCGAGTACGTGGCCGAAGCCGTGAACGTGGCATGGGACCGGATTAACGACGCGTACACACGTTGCAAGGACCCGATCATCCTTGTTGAGCAGCGCCTGGACTTTAGCATGTGGGTGCCCGAAGGCTTTGGCACTGGCGACCTGGTGATCATCACCGACGGCTTGGTCGAAGTGATGGACCTGAAGTACGGCAAGGGCATCTACGTCGACCCCATGCAGAACAGCCAGCTCCGGCTGTACGGCCTGGGTGCTTACTTCGAGCTGTGCCACCTGTACGACATCCATCGTGTACGCATGACAATTCTTCAGCCACGGTTGTCCAACTTCCGCAGCGAAGAGCTATCAATTGGAGAGCTGCTTCAGTGGGGCGAAAAGGAAGTCGTGCCGCGAGCCAAGATGGCTTGGAGCGGGCTTGGTGAGTTCGTGCCGGGCGAGCATTGCAAGGACGGTTTCTGCCGTGCCCGGTTCACATGCGTGGCCAGGGCGCAGGCTTCGCTTGCGGTGGCCAAGGCCGAGTTCTCCAGCCCGACGCCACCGGCGGTAGACACGCTGTCCATGGAGCGCATCGCGGTTCTGTTGCCCCAGGCTGACATGGTGATCGATTGGTTTAACGACCTGAAAGCCCACGCGCTGAAGCAGGCGGTCGAGCACAGCGCCACGGTGCCCGGTTTCAAGCTGGTCGAAGGCCGGTCCAACCGGAAGTACGTAGACCAGGACGCGGTAGCGGCCAAGCTGAAAGACGGCGGCATACCCGAAGAGATCATGTTTGAGCGCAGCCTACTTGGCATCACTGCCATGGAAAGTGCAATCGGCAAAAAGAAGTTCACCGAATTGCTGGGCGACCTGGTCGTCAAGCCTGCCGGTAAACCAACGCTGGTGCCCGAAGGGGACAAGAGACCAGCACTCGCCTTGGCTGCATCAGCAGCCGAGGATTTCAAAATTGCAAACTAGGAAAACAAAATGTCAAAAGTAATTACCGGTAAAGCTCGCCTGTCCTACGTCAACTTGTTCGACAAGAACGACAAGGACAAATTCAGCGTCTGCTTGCTCATCCCCAAGGGTGACAAAGAGACCCTGGCCAAAATCAAAACTGCGATTGACGCAGTGAAGACGGACGCGAAGGCGACCACCACATGGGGCGGCAAGTACCTGGCCAGCTTCAAGTCGCCACTGCGCGACGGCGACACCGAGCGCGACCTGGAAAAGAACCCCGAGTACAAGGGCCACTTCTTTATCAACTGCAACACCGGCCAAAAGCCGGACGTGGTTGACTCGGCATTGAACCCGATCCTGGATAAGTCGGAGGTCTACAGCGGCTGCTATGGCCGTGCGTCGATCAACTTCTACGCGTTTAGCGTGGACGGCAACAAGGGGATTGCAGCGGGTCTGAATAACGTGCAGAAGCTGGCGGACGGTGAACGTCTGGGCGGCGGATCGCGCGCAAGCGACGACTTCACTGCGGTCGAAGAAGACTTCTTATCTTGAAAGGAAATTAAAAATGTTTTACGCAATCCAACTGACTGAAGAGTCAATCAACGCCGTCATCATTGCCCTGCGCAACTTGCCTCATGCCCAGGTCCACGACCTGGTTATGGACATCGCTATGCAACGCGACCGGGCTTTGGCTGAAGCCCAGACCCAGGCCCAAGACGTAATGCCAGAGGTCGATGTAGTCGAGTAAGTTTTAGGGGCGCTGGCGTGGCCAGCGGTTGGTTGTCCCGCTGAGCGGGGCCGACGTCGCAGTAACAGCGCCCCACCGTTTATGACCAACGAACAACTGTGGGTTTTGGTGAAGCATTACGAACGCCTCATCGCCCTTTTACTGGAGCAGCTAGATGACGACGAGAGAACGAATAGCGGACAGCCTTGAGGACGCCTTGTTTCTCGACCTCGCTGATTACGACGCCGCAATCATTGGGGTCGCCGAGCGGTGCGGCATGGACCCGGTGGTGGCATACGACCGCACCATGGTGATCGACATCCTGGCCAGGGACATGCCACGCGAAGACGCGGAAGAGTTTTTTGAGTTCAACACCATTGGTGCCTGGATGGGCAAAAACACGCCCGTGTTCATCGACACCAGGTACGCCGAATGACCACACTGCGCATCGACCTGGAAACGTACAGCGACGTCGACCTGAAGAAGTGCGGCGTGCATAAGTACGTCGAGTCGGACGCGTTTGAGATCATGCTTTTTGGATACAAGTACGGCGATGGCCAGGTCAACGTCATCGACCATGCTCGGGGCGAAGAGATGCCCGCCCATATCATCCGAGCCCTCTACGACCCCAAGATTCTGAAGACCGCATACAACGCGGCCTTTGAGCTGGCTTGCCTGAACAAGCACATGGTCGACCCGCTTGAAGTCACCCAGTGGCGCTGCACCAGCGTCCACGCCCTGTACCTGGGCATGCCAGGCAACCTGAACGACGTGGGCCGCGTGGTCGGCCTGTCGCCTGACAAGCAGAAGATGTCCACCGGCTGGAGCCTGATCAAATACTTTTGCCTGCCATGCAAACCGACCAAGGCAAACGGTGGCCGCACGCGCAACCTGCCCCACCACGATCCGGCCAAGTGGGCTTTGTTCAAAGACTACTGCGGCAGGGACGTCGAGTCCGAAGATGCCATAGCAGAGAAGCTGGCCAAGTTTCCCGTGCCCGACAAGGAGTGGAAGCTCTGGCACCTGGACCATCGCATGATGACCCAGGGCGCGATGTTGGACCGCGACCTGGTCCAAGCTGCCATCGAGTGCGACGGGATTGTGCGCACGCGCACCTTGGCCGAGGCGGTAAAGCTCACCGGCTTGGACAACCCCAACAGCCGCGACCAACTGCTGAAGTGGCTGCAAGAGGAAGAGGAAGACGACACCATCGTCGACCTGACCAAGAAGACCGTGCCCGGCCTGCTGGCCAACACCGACAGCGCCATCGTGCGCCGGGTGCTTGAGCTTCGCCAAGAGCTGGCCAAGACAAGCGTGTCCAAGTACCACGCGATGGCCAGGGCGATGTGCGCCGACGATTGCGTGCGCGGGCTGACCCAGTTCTACGGTGCCAACCGCACTGGCCGGTGGGCTGGCCGGATCGTCCAGGTGCAGAACCTGCCTCAGAACAAACTCAAAGACCTGGACCTGGCTCGCGCCCTGGTGCGCAGCCGCCAGTACGATCTGCTGGAGATGCTCTACGGCAACGTGCCTGACACGCTGTCACAACTCATCAGGACGGCTTTTATCGCTCGGCCAGGGGCTGCCCTCATGCCGGTTGATTTCAGCGCCATTGAGGCCCGTGTGATCGCCTGGCTGGCCTGGTGCATGTGGCGTCTGGATGTGTTCAAGACACACGGCAAAATCTACGAGGCGTCGGCAGAGCAGATGTTCAAGCTGCCGCCTGGATCGGTGACCAAGAAGTCACCCTACCGGCAGAAAGGCAAGATCGCCGAGCTGGCCTTGGGATACCAGGGCGGAGCCGGTGCTCTGAAGACCATGGGCGCGTTGGCCATGGGCCTGACAGAGGACGAGCTGGACCCCATCAAGGACGCCTGGCGCGCGGCCAACCCGGAGATCGTAAAGCTCTGGTACGCGGTCGAGGAGGAGGCCAAGCAGGCGGTGAACCGCCGCACAAGCGAGGTCCTGGCGATTGCCGATGGCCGCGCTGAGCTGCGCTTCACCTGGGAGTCGGGTTTCCTCTCGATCACCCTGCCGTCGGGACGCAAGCTGTTCTACGTTAAGCCACGGATCGAGTCCGAAGACCTGATCCGCGAGACAGCCAGCGGCGCGAGCTTCACCGTGGCGCGTGCCGGGTCGTTGACCTATGAGGGCATGGACCAAAAGACCAAGACCTGGACCAGGCTCGCTACCTACGGCGGCAAGCTGGTGGAGAACATCACCCAGGCCATTGCGCGCGACTGCCTGGCCGAGTCCATGCTTGCCCTGGACTGGGCCGATTACTTGCAACTGTTCACCGTCCACGACGAGATCATCGTCGAGACAGAAAACCACGATGCCCTGCCTGAGATCGAAGAGATCATGGGGCGGGACATTGCATGGGCACCCGGCTTGCCTTTGCAAGCAGACGGATTTTTAACCACCTACTACATGAAGGAAATAGACTGATGAGCGCAGACGAAAAGCAAGTGGGCGGCACCCACTACAAAGACATGACCGTGCAACCCTGGACCGTGATGCAAGCCGTGCTGACCCACGAAGAGTTTGTTGGCTTTCTTAAAGGCAACATCATCAAATACGGGATGCGGTCGGGTCGCAAAGACGGGACCGATGACAGCGGCAAGCTCCAGCACTACTTGGAAAAACTTGCAGAAGTGGAAAAGCCGTTATGGGCTTGAAAACGCTAGGCCCGGCTGACTTGGCCAAGCTCTTGCGCAGAAGCGAAGAGACCATCAAGTCAGACGCACGTCGCCGACCAGACGTACTGCCGCCCAGGTTCCGGGTGCCCGGCAGCAGGCGTTTGGTATGGCTGGAGTCCGACGTCATTGCATGGATCGAGAAGATCAATGACAAACGACCAGCTTGAAGCGGCAACAGTCAAGCTGGCTGAGCTGCGCGGCGAGTCACGCGCTACCGACCAGCAACTGAGACAGGAAATCAGGCAGTTGTACCAGGCATTACAGGCCCTGGATTTTGTATTTAACAAGGAGCTACCGACATGAACTGGAACCCGTATAAACGAATTGCACACCTGGAAGACTTGACCACAGAGATGATGCGCTTTTGCTCAGACCTCAGCGCGCGCCTGCGCGTTTTGGAGCACAACCAAACTGTCAATTTGCTGACCTCCGAGGAAGCCCAAGCGCAGGCCGACAAGCGCGTGCGAGCCAACGCCGCCGCCCGGAGGTACTACGCTAAAAGAAAGGCAGCTAAATCGTGAGACACGTCATTGCCTTCTTGCAAATGCTGGGGTTCGTATCAACCCTAATAGTCGTGTGCTTCTAC